TCGCCCAAGGGTTTTGTAGATACCGGGAGCGTCATCGGGATAAATCCCTTCTTTGACCAAGCGGCTTTCAATTCCGCTTGCCAGTGTCCCTACGTGCTGGGGATTATACCGGACTGGCAAATCATAAAAAGCATCCATCTGCGCGCCGCCAACGCCTTTCAACTCTGAGGCGGTTGGCGCAGCGCGAATCGGACGCTCAAGATTGGTTCCGATACCGGGAATCACCCTGTCACCGGACCGGATCATTGGATTAACCGGTGAAACCGTCGCAGCCATGTTCACGGCTTCTGGAATAATCTCGTTGTAAGATCCCGGCTCACGCGCGCCAAGTGTCGGCATCTGGACCTGGCCGGTGGCGACCCGGCCCGGCAGTGTCAAGGCACTGCCGATCGCACCAGTAATGCCCGAACCAAGGTCGAACTTGGTTTGCCCGGTATCGAGTTTTGAGATCGGGAGAATAGCGCCTCGCCAGGTTACATTACCCTCTGGCTTGGATGGTTCCGGTGGCGGGGCGGCAAGCACATCGGCATAGGCACCACCAAGAATAGTCGTTGGTCGTTTTGACGGTTGTTCCGGTTCTGCGCTGGGGGATAACACATCGTCATAGGCGCCCATGGCTATTGTCCTAAAATCTTACGGGCGAGGCCGGGAGTTTTGAACTTTTCATCAAAATCTTTAGCGGTTTCAGGATGGTCTTTCAGCCGCTGGATAAAGCGTTGCGGAATGATGTCCTCCATCGGTAGCCCGTAAGCACCATGCAAGGATTCTTCTGCTTCTTTATTGCCACGCGCAGCGGACATGACTCGGCCCTGGTGTCCGATCGCAACCCCCAGATTGATGCGCTCCAGTGCATCTAGCACCTTTGGATAAGTCTTGGCGTCGAGTGCTAAACTGCCGCCAGATGCCTCCATCACCAATTTGATATCTGCATCAGAAATGTTGGCATTGCCGACTGTTGCCGATCGTAACTGCGCAACCAGAGGCATGATGGTTGCCTTATAACCTTCAGTGTTGGCAATTCTGGGATCACTGGCGTCTATGCCGAACATCGCCGCAAGTGCTTGCTTGCTTTTGGCAAACGCCAATTTCTGATCGGCGCCGGTACCCGTAAAAGTTCCTTGTTCGAGTAGAGCACGCGCGCCGCGTATCGACTGAGTAGCTGCCGGAATGCCAGCGGCTTTTTTCTGACTCTCGACCACCGGAGCCAGCAACGCTTCGTTGCCAAGGCCGCCGGTTCGCCTAGCCACATCTGCGTGTTGCTGGGCAACAATGGCGTCCTGTTGTGCCTTCTGCAGCGTTGCTGCGCGTTCTGGCGCGGCTTCCCAACGATCGCGCTTGTGTTTGTATTCCTCCAGTTTCTGATTGTAGACCGATGTCTGATCAGCCCATTCCTGCTGGTAGCGCTTGGTCAAAACATCGCGTTGCATCGGATCGCCGATGGTTGCGAGCGCTTTTTCAATGCGTCGCATTTTATCAGTTGCTTGGGGAGCTGGCGGTGGTTTTGGTTCGCTTTCCGGTACACGAATCTGGGGCTGCTGCGGTGCCTGGGCGATCTGCGGGCCGGCCGGGGCCGGTGGCATCGGTGGTGCCACCACCGGCGCCGGTTTTGGCGTGATGGCGCCGGCAATGGCGGCACGGGCATCCGGTGGCGGCGGTGCTTGACCAGCTGTCGGCATTCCAACCGGCGGTGCGTCACTGGCTGGCGCACCTGAAAAGGCCATCGGTGGTCCTGGCGGCGCGGTTGGTTCGGCTGGATTAAGCGCCACACTCTGGTTAAGGCCGGGGTCGACAACATTGGACCGTGGCCCTGCACTAGCCCCCGGCCCTAACCGTTTAAGGTAGTCCTGGCCGTAGTCGCGCACCGTTAGCCGGCCGTGAACATCGGTGGCGTTTGGATTGTTCATGCCGCGCTCACCGCCATACCAGGCCTTGGCCGCGCCTTCTTCGCCATACTTGTCGACATAGCCGCCAAAGCGGTGCTTGAACACGGCTTCTTGCGCCTTTGGGTCGGCCAGGAACTGCTGCGGTGTCATTGCCGTTCCGGTTGCCGCCGCTGTCCAATCCGGAATGTTGGCGCCCATCACCTGGTATTTGCCATGAGCACGATCACCGGTGCGGGTCGCGGCGCCGAGCAGGCTGTAAGGATCTTTGGCACCGCCGCTTTCGATGCCAGCAATGGCAGCACTGCGCGCTGCCCAAGGGTCGCCGCCGACATTGGCCATTGATGTAGCTGCCGATGCGTCAGTATCTTCCGGGGCGTAAGACATCGGCCTTGCCGTAGGCGCTACCGATGCAGACGCTGGCGCTGGATTATCGATCGCATTTATCGCTGCCGTGTCTTGCGCCGCCTTAGCTGCTTCCATGGCGTCGAGACGGCTCATCATGCCGCGCTCACCGATCGCTTCACCGATCGCGCCTAACCCTTCACCGAAGGTTTTGGGATAGCGGCTTTTCTGCCCGAGCAGCGATTCCGCAATCTTGCGGCGCATCTGCAATTGCTCATAGGTCGGCACGCCGGCAGCAGGTTTTGCGCCAAAGATAGTGGAAAACTGATCCATCAATGACATCAGCCTGCCCTCAGAATGTTGCCCATGACACGGTCGGGTTTGATGTACTTGATACCGCCTCTGATAGTTCCGACAGCGCCGCGATCAACCTTCTCGACGTCTTGCGCCATCGGCCCGACATGGCGGGTTTGGGCTGGATCACCCTTGTAAGAATATTCATAAATCGGCAGTTCTTTTTTCTCGTCGCGCGGGGTTGCCGAGAACACGGTGCCGAGCTTGACCTTGTTCTCTTTGACGCGCTCATCGGAAATGTAACCGCCTTTCATCGCACCAGCGCCGAGCCCCAGAATGCCACCCATCAGTGAATTCCAGGACTGCGACGCGGTATTGTAGTTGTTGGCCTGTTGCGCAAAATTCTGATTGATCAATCCACCGATATCGGTGGTGGGGATCTGTGAAGTCGGGGTATTGGTAAAACTCGGCGGCGCTACCTGCGAGCCCGACATCAGCGAAGTGATTTCGTTGATCGGCTGATTTCTCTGCTGGTATTGCTCGCCCATGTACTGGTTACGCGCGGCATTCTGCGCATTGAAAATCGATTGCTGCTGCTGTAGTTGCTGCGCCAGCCCTTGATTGCCAAAACCGGCCAACGCGGCGTTCTGCGCATTTTGCTGCGCCTGCGCCTGGTTAGAAAACGACCCCCGGCCAAGATTTTGTTCGTATTGCTGCTGCTGCGCTTGGTTTTGGAAACCCGCCCTTTGTGCGGCCATGTCCATCATGCGCTGCTGCTCAGAACCGGCCTGTCCAACAGCGGCAAACCGGGCATCGTTGGCCTGGCGGTTGTAATCATCCATCGCTCCGCCGTAAGCCTGTGAACCATATCGAATGCCCTGGTCGGCAAGCCGTTGCTCGATATTGCCACGTTCACGCGCTAGCTGCGGGTTCATCCGCGCCATCAGCGCATCTTCAACATGCTGGCGATCGGCGCTGAAATCACCCGCACCATAAGACTTGGTAATGTCGCCGGCATCGCCGAACGTTGACTGGATGGCGCCACCGGGGTCATACGATGTGGCGGCCCTTCCGACATTCGACAACCCCCCTGCCGAACCGGCGGTGGGCGCTCCCGAAAGATCCATTTCGTGCGATAGCAACCCCGCAATCCGGCCCGACTGCGCATTCGCCATGCCGGCGAGATTGTATTGCGCCGCCAGGTTCTGACCTTGGATCGCCTGACCTTGTGGTGTCAGTGTCTGCGTCGCGGTGAAAGTCGGGATGTTGTAGGTCTGCCCGGTACTCGGATCGGTCCAGGCATGGTTGCCAGTGGCGTCATAACTTAGCGAGCCGGTTGGCGTGTTCTGGTTGGTGTTGTTGAGATACGCATTGGCGACCGCCGTACTTACATTAGTGCCGGTTTGTGCTGATGCTGTTCGGTAGGGATCAGGAGGGGTTGGCGCTTCGGGTTTACCCATGACAAACCTCTAAAAAACTGGCGGCTTTGCGAATCCCGGCGGGGTCTGCCCTGGAATGGCCGGCGGAGCGTCGAACAACGGTTGCTGTTGTGGCGGCGGCGGTGGAGGCGTTTGCGGCATCGGTGGCGGCATCGGACCGGCATTCTGTATCGGTGGCTGCTGTTGTTGCGGTGCCATCGGTGGTGCCTGTCCACCCATGAAGCTACTTGGCCCCTGCTGGTCCATTCCCATCAACGTTTTGAGCGGACTGGGCGCCATCATCATACCGGGCGGCAAGCCGCCTTGTGGCTGTACCTGCGGCGGCGGTGAACCTACCTGCGGCGGCGGTCTGCCGATATTCATCATGGTTTGCGCAATCTGATTGCGCATGCCACCGGGCGATCGGAGGGGTTGGTTATAAGGCATATCAGGCGGCCTCTTCCTGAATGAGCGGTGGGGCGAGATGGTGTTGAAGTCGCTGGTTATAGCGGTTGCCTTCCCAAGCTTCCTTGGTCAGCGTGCAGATCGTGCAGTCGCGGTTACGGCCCATTAGCCTTTTAACCCTGACAAAGTCATAGCCGTAGCGTGACAGCATATAGAGCAGGCGCTCATCATCGGACGGCGTCCGCTGCACCACCATCTGGCAGCCGATTTCGTGGAAGGGATAGGTGTACATTCGCTTAAGGGTTTCGCGGGTCAGCCAACGTGCACCAGGCAAGGCTGCGCCGGAAATTTCGATGGTGCCGGCCTCGGGATCGTAATTGTGATAAACCAGGCCAGCAATCAGGTTGCCGTTATCGTCAATCACACCGATGGTCTTGATATTGTCGCCAAAGCCACGCGCGCAATGCGGAATCAAGCCGGCAACGAAGTAGCCGACAATCTGATCATGACCATAGACGTAATCACACATTGACTCCCGCCCGTTCATAAGTGATGCCGATCGAGATCAGATCGATTTGTGGTTTGGCTTGCTGTGCCATTGTCACTTGCACGATCGGCGCATGCGAGAACCCGGTCTGTCCCACCGAGACCCAGCCAGTATTACGTGGGGTTGGCTTTGCTGGCGGCGGCGCATCCCATTTCGCCTGATCCCATAACCCCTGGTCCCAGAGATCCAGCACACCAGGATCTGGCCCGGCCGGCGGTGGTTGCGGGATGGTCACGATGTAGTCGGTGGTCGCCGCCAGTTGCGGCTGAAACGTTTCGCCCGGTCGCGCCAGGAAGGCAGCCCTGGCCTGATGCCAGATCACGGTTGCAGGTGGCGTCTGAAATATTTCCCAGCTGCCGACAATGGTGCAGACATAGGGCACGCCATCGTCATAGCCGGTACGGTCGACCTGCATGATGGTCCCTACCTGGGTGCCAAAAAACAGATTAGGCCCCTGCTTGATAAAACAGGTTGCGTCATAACCTGGAAGCCGCGCCCACGCCCCGGTGCCGGTATTGACCACGGCACAATAGCGTTTGCCTGGACTACCACCCGGCCAGGTTACGAACATGATGCCGGATTCATCCCAGCGCGCCATTGTCCATGGCAAATTGTTTTTATCGACGGCCTCCGTGCGCCAGGTTGCCCGGATATTCTTGGTGATCATCGCGAGTTCAAGCTGTTCTGAGGTTTTGGTAATAGCAGCCGAAATCGGCACAATGCCTTCAACGGTGGCAATCAGGAGATCGCCGCCGAGTTGAACGTGAGCGTTCATTCCCATCGGCTTCGGAATCTGATAGCGGCCTTCCTGTCGCCAATTGTTGACATCGGAAGGATTGGATCCACTGAAAATAAGCGCCTCACCTTCGGTCGTCACAAAAACAATCTTGTCATCCATGCCATCGCCGGCATCTACTGACCATGTCGCGGTGAACAACAGTTTTCCGCCTTTGGTCGCCGCGCCGGATAACGGAATCAACGCCAATGCGCCGGCAATCGAATCAATGCCGAGATACCAGGCATTCATCGAATCCTGTTCAATGAAGAACAAGCGGTTGCGGTATTTGCAGACATTGACCAACCCTCTTCCATGCTCGATTGGCGTACCCACCGGGCCATGGATCTCATCGGAATTTAGCGACTGCCATGCGGTGCCGTTATAACGCAGCGGAAAATCGCCGCCATCATTGACTGCAATCAACCAATCCCCACCGGCATTGGCCATCTGGGTCGCGGAATAATTGCCGGACAACTGACCAGTGGCGACTTCGGTCGGAACACCGGAGGATGAAACGTCATAGAGCTTGGTAGCATTGGCGGCGAACATCTTGCGGACATTGCCGGAGGCATATTCAAAGGCGGAAATGACCGTCGTGGTTTCCTGTAGCGAGCACCAGCGAATACTGCCACCGCGTATCCGGGCGCCTTGCATGGTTGGAATCCAGTTGTCCATCACGATCGCGCCGCCCGGCTGCATGTAGGTCAGATTTTCGTTATCGATCAGGCCACGGGTTGGCGCCGGCAGGATCGTGGTCTGGTAGTGCTGCGCGGCTTGCGGCGGGACTGGCACACGGCGAAAGGCGGCATATTGAGTCATGGCACTGGCCACGGATAGGCTGCGGTCGCAGAGATCGGCAACCGCCCAATAAGGATCGGCGCCGGCTTCTCACTACCCATCGCCACATTGAGCGCGTCATTATACGTCGCCAGATCCTCGGCATACGGGCTACCTTTGTTGGCCTTCCACTGCCAGATCATTCCCAATTTGAGCAGCCGATCTCCCAGCACGAAATTATCAGTGTCAGCCGTGAAGGAATCACCATAACCGCCAGACGCCAGCGCAATACAGTTCTTGTTGAGATAGCCGAACGTGGCATTGGTTCCGGCAGCCATCACCGGATAAATGACAATCTGGCCGCCAAGCATCGTCCACTCGCCCCAAGCGCTGGTCCAGGGCTGGTTGCGTCGCTGCACCCATGCGTTGGTATCATTAATGTAAGTCATCGGTGTCTGCGTCGACGTCGACCGCCATAGCTCTGTCGTCAGCAACATGCGCTTATAGTCCGCCGGCAGATCGAAAGCGGTTTTGACGCTGTCTCCGGTCAACGTCGCCAGCTTCTTTAGAATCGTCCAGTCCTTACCGCTGTCATAAGCAGCGCGTTGCGCCATCTCGGTCGCCAGCGCCGCCATTTCCTCCATGGTGCGGTTGCTGTTGATGCTGGCAAATATTGAAGTTGGTGACTGCACACCAACCACCCGGCAGACATCCTTGATGACGGAAAGCAGTGTCATGCGACCTGATCCGATGACATATTATTAGGTCGGGCTTCAATCGCCATCCGGATCAGCGTCTTGCGGTTGGGGTTGCCGAGCGGGGTATGGCCGGTATGCGCGGCGATGAATTCCTTCAACTGCGTGTCGCTCATTTCAGCGAATTCCGCCTCGGCCTTGGCTTTCAACGAACGCAGCGTGGCAACGTCCTCTTCCAGGATAACATTGCGGGCGCGCAGTGCCTGGAGCTCGACCTCCATCTGCTTGGTAGAGGCACCGCTCCTGGTTTCTTCCAGATAGGCAATCGCCTGATTTTTCATCTCACGACCGCCCATGCCGATATTCTTCAACTCGGCGCCATCGATCGCGGCCAACGCCTCGACAGTGTAGACATTCACGGCGCGCAGTTCGGCGCGACGCGCATCGGTCAGGAATTTGGCGTAATCCAGCGGCGTCCCAACCTTGGTCTGCGCGGCATGCTCCTGAAATTGCCGGTACTGATGCTTGAAACGTTCGGCATACGTGAGTTGGCGCTGGCCACCGGTGAATGGGTCAGTAATCCAGTGCGAGAAGAAATGTGCCGGAAAGACTTTCCAGTCTTTCATGCCAGGCACTCTGACCTCGCAAACCTCGACATCTTCAAAAATCGGGCGGCCTTCCTTGAGACTTTCGGCGGCATTTTCCATCGGCTGGTATTTGAACGTCACTACCAAGTTTTCATCGGGATCGCGTGGGGGCATCGTTTTATCCTCATGTGTTAGCCAGAGTCGCTGCCTCGGCTTGTCCTTAGAGGCAACGACTCCGATCTACTCGGCGCTCGGGGGCTTTAAGCGGCCGGGTTAGAATCATACATTCGCCAGTTGAACAGCGGATTGGTCATGGTTAACTCCCCCATCCAACCGATAAATTGGGCAACTGCGTCTTTATCAATTGGCATCATGCCGTCGCCGTCAAACAGCTTGTCGAAGTTACGATTCGGGTGATAGCGCAGCCGCAGTGAATCAGTGTCAATACCGAACGTTGTATTGGCCGGCATGTTGCTGCCAATGCCACCGTCAAGCACGATCTCGGCCCGCTTGCCGCCACCGATGTATTCCAGCGAAGAGAACCCCAATTTTCCAAGGCTGGTATCGTTGGTCTGTCGCTGAATCGGAAGCGTAGCGGCATCATAGGCTGCGTAATGTTCTGGCGACATCAACAGCAGATCGGCGTAGTCGCGGCCGCGCGAATTCCTGGTCATGGCAAAGTTGAGCATCGGCCGGATGGTGGTCGAAGTCATCTGCGTGCCGAACGGCGCCAGGGTGACGGTACCGGCACTGGCATGCGGATCAAACGTCGTGGTGCGCCAGATCGTAGCGCCGACACGATCGATGCCACCATAGTTTCCGGTCGTGGTAATCACCGGAATAGCCGTGGCGAGCCCGGTGATCTGCTTGCCACCATTGGCCAAACCGTCACTGTAAATGCCGGCGTCCATGGCATCCTCCAGTGCCTTCTCAGCAGCCTTGATATAGGCTTCGTAGACATCGACCAGTTGGTTCTGGCCCTCGTTGTTGAGGATCTCCTGCATTGACAGGATTACCGGCACCACCACCATCTTGGGGTCGTAGACCGCGTCATTGAACAGATCGATCGCGGGATTCAACAGTTGATCGTAACCAGAATACCACTGTGCATTGCTCTTGCCGACTTGCAGGGTTTGCCGGATCTTCGGACCACTATAAGTCTCCCAAAGTCCTTTACGACGTAGTACCGCCAACAATGCATTATTGTTGCTGACGAGATCCTCATAACCGCTGCTGCGCTCCTCCAGCGACATCGAAAGAATCTGCTGGTATGCAGCGACGCTGTTGATGTTAGGCATGATGTTTATCCTTCGGGTTCAGACGTTAATAACCGTTACTGACACGCCGGGCGTTGTGCTCGATGGTGTCACGAAGCGACCGAGATTCTCCATGCCTTGGATGTGCAGTACCATTGGTACTACCTCCAGGTGCGCCAGAGATCGATCGGTCGGGGGTTCGGGTCTGAGCCGATGCGGTGCGGGTCTGAGCCGCCTGCGTGGCCGGGTTGAGCAATTCAGCCCGCCGGTATGCCGTCTCGAGATCGTAACCCGAGTTGAGTTCCTGGTCGATGGTCGTCGCCAATTCATCGAATCGGGGATGGTTGCCATTCTCGGCGAAAGCATCAATCGCCGCGTGGGTATAAGAGTACTGTTGATTATACTGCATTTGCTGCACGGTATTCGTCAGGTTGGCTATCTGCTGATGCAGTGCACCAATCTGATGTTGAGCAGCATTGACAGTATTGCCCTGTTGCAGCGAGCGAAGCTGGTCCGGAGTCTGGGTCAGGACGTGATAGGCAATGTCGCGAAACCCGATCGGCTCGCCGTCCGGCGTCTTGAGCCCAAGATTATGAACAATCAGATCCAGACCGGCGACCGGGTCGGCGCGCAGCTTGGTTTCCATGCCGACATAATTATCAAGCGCCTGCTGGAGCGTGGTGCCGTGCTGCTGCGTTT